AAAGTACTCGCTGTTGCTGATCGTACCGAATTTCTTGAAACTTGCGCCGAAGTCCTCGATAATTCTATGTGCATAATAGGCACAACTGAAGATAGAGACTTTCTAGCAAGCGGAAAAGACATATGTTTTGGTTCTATAAAGATATTCTCAGAGGGTGTTAATATGCCACCACTTAGTTGTTTAATTTTAGCAACTCCAACAAATAACAGCGGACTATTAAAGCAATTAATAGGTCGTGTTACTAGACCTTACGAAGGTAAGGCAACACCCGAAATAATAGATATTATATTGAGTGGAAGAACTGGAAAGAATCAGGCTTCTCAAAGAATAAAATATTATATGGAACAGGGTTATAATATAAGGTATATATGATAAAATATAACTGGGATGATATTAGAAAATATACAAAGGATAAGCCTGAATTAATATTAGATTATTTTAGAAATATCTATGTATTAAAAGGTGAAATGTATACATATATGCAAGCAAATAAATTTGCTAGGGATATAATAAATAAAAAAGGGATTAAATCAAGTTATATATTAAATATAGATGATTTGATAATTAATAGAGAGAGGGCTTCGGAAATGGAGCAATTCGTTTACTTGGATTTAGCAAGTAAGAGGGATGCCTTTTCTCTGTTTAATAGTAAAGGTCGTAAACGTTACCTCCATGAGTGGGAACTCGGTAATGACTACGATATTGATAAATTAAAGATAAACAAATTGTTAATAATAAGTGACAAAAAAATTTATTTTATATATGAAGAAGGAGATGAAGATGGGATTAGCATTTAACACAGCTAATGGTTCAGCTAAGAAAAGTGGGCTAGAGTATATTAAATTAGACTTAGGTGAAACTAAATTTAGAATGGTAGGTGAATTATTACCTAGATACTGTTATTGGAAAAAATTAGGGGATCATAATATCCCTGTAGAATGTATTTCATTCGATAGAAATAAAGAAAGATTTACTAATGTTGAAAAAGATTGGTTCAAACATTATTTCCCAGATGAGAAGTGTGTATGGTCTTATGTTATTCAAGTAATTGATAGCAAAGATGGTAAACTAAAATTAATGGGTCTTAAGAAGAAATTATTTGATCAAATTCAAGATTTAGCAGGTGAATTAGGAGATCCTACAGATATTGTCAAAGGTTGGGACGTTGTAGTAGAGAAGAAGAAGACCGGACCACATATCTTTAACATTGAATATAAGTTAAAAGAACGTGCTATTAATGTACGTGAATTAACAGACGATGAAAAAGATGCTATCAAAGATATGAAACCTATTGATGAATTAATTCCTAGACAAGATGCTGATGAACAACAAGCATTTATTGAGCAAAATTGGGTTAATAAAACAGAAGAAAATGCTGATAATGAAGCTATTGACGAGTTTGCATCTGATGATTCAGAAGTTAAACCTAACAATGACTTTGATGACGACATAAAATTCTAAGTTATAATGAGAGAGGTTAATAGCTTCTCTCATTTTTTATTTATGAAAATACTATTTAGTGCGGATCATCACATAAAACTAGGTCAGAAGAATGTGCCAAAAGATTGGCAGAAAAATAGATATAGTATGCTATGGGAAAAATTACATAATCTTGAAGAAGATTGTGGTATTCACATAATGGGTGGTGATATTTTTGATAAAATACCTACCCCTGAAGAGTTAGCTATGTACTTTGAATTTATAGCAGGATGTAAAATACCTACCTTTATATATGATGGTAACCATGAAGCCTTAAAGAAAGGACAAACATTTCTAAAATATTTAGAGAGAGTTAGTAATGATATAAATAGTAATGTACATGTAATCAATGGAATTAATGAAATTGGTGAGGTTGACATTATACCTTATACACACTTAAAAACGTTTAAACCTGAAGATTTTGATAATAAAATTCTATGTACTCATGTAAGAGGTAATATACCTCCCTATGTTATAGAAGAAATTGATTTAACTAAATTTGAAGGTTGGGAAGTGGTATTAGCTGGTGATTTACATTCTTATGAAAATAGTCAAGGTAATATATTATATCCAGGCAGCCCATTATCAATTACATTCCATAGGAATAAGGTAGATAATGGTGTAATTGTGTTTGATACTGAAACAATGAAGCATGAATTCATTAAATTAGGGTTACCACAATTAATTAGAAAAACAGTAAGTAGTAAGGATGAAATTATTCCTACGGAATATGATCATACTATTTATGAAATTACAGGTAACCTATTAGAGTTATCTGATATAGATACAACATCTGAATTTATAGATAAGAAAATAGTAAATAAACAATCTGAAAGTATCCTTGACTTGAAAGGTAAAACTTTAAGTGAAGAACTAGGTGAGTATTTATCTACTATTCTAAGTATAGAAGAAGATGATGTTCTAGATATATTGAAGGTTTTTAATGATTATAGTAAAGAGTTTGAGATGGAGTAATTGGTTCTCTTACGGAGAAGATAATTATATAAATCTAGAAGAGACCCCATTAATGCAGATCGCAGGTATTAATGGTAGTGGTAAGAGTTCTATACCTCTAATTATAGAAGAAGTTCTCTATGGAAAAAACCACATTGGAAAGAAGAAACAAACATTAGTTAATAGGTATTTAGATAATCCTCTGCTTACAGCAGAATTAATCTTTTCTAAAGATAATGTAGAGTATAAAATAAAGATTTCTCGTAAAAGCACAATTAAAATTCAATTTTTAAAAGGGAAAGAGGATCTATCCTCACATACAGCAACTAATACTTACAAAGCAATTCAGGACGTATTAGGTATTGATTTTAAGGTATTTGTGCAATTAATCTATCAAAGTTCTAAAATTAACTTAGAGTTTCTTGAGGCAACAGATACTAATAGGAAGAAGTTTCTAATTAGCTTGTTTAAATTAGATAAATATTTGGAAATACATAATGTATTTAAGAAAGCAGAATCTAAAGTAAACACTCAATTAGCTACCTTACATGGTAACTTAGCTACTATAGAGAAATGGATTGATAATTATATTAATAAGAAGTTAGTTATATTAGAGAAAAAAGAAATTGTTGCTGTAAATAAAGAAGATATAGATAAATTAGTAAAGTATAAATCCGAACTTCTAAACATTAAGGAAACAAATAGTAAGATTAATAAAAATAATCAGTATAAAGAACTATTAAGTAATTTAGACCTTTCTGTTTTATCTTATGACGAAGTACTGCCTAAAGATAAACAAGATAACCTAGCTAAGCGTAAAAAGTATCAGCACAAGGTGACGGAGTATAAAACTAAAATTAATGGACATTCATCAGTATTAACTAAATTGAATATGTTAACTGCGGAATGTCCTGCGTGTTTCCAGCAAATAAACAGCGACATAAAAGAAAGCATGATCAAAGATAAAGAGTCTAGTATTAAAGAACTTAAAGACTTGTCTAATAAAGCTTCCACTATTATATCTGATATTGAAAGTATGCTAACTAATTATGCTATTATAGAAGATAAGATAGCTAAGAAAGATAAAGTATCTGATGAGTTTTCAAAGCTGCAAATAATGATAAGTAAGGATACACCTTCCGAAACAATAGTAGCAGAAGATATTATAAAAGATATCAATATACTAGAAAATGAGATAGAAAGTGTATCTAATAACATAAAGAAAATATCTGAATACAACTCAAAGGTTGAGGGTAATAATACTAAAGTACAAGTAATCAAAGAACAACTTGTAGATTATAAGAAGCAAGCTGAAGATGTCAGAGAAGAAGTATTTAATATAGAAGAGCAACAGGGTAAGTTAAATATATTAAAGAAAGCTTTTAGTACTAATGGATTATTAAACTATAAACTTGAGTATTTGATAAAAGACTTAGAAGAACAAATAAATAATTACTTGCAAGAACTTTCTTCAGGTAAGTTTCAAATAGTATTTGTATTACAAGAAGAAAAGTTAAATATTGAAATACTAGACGAAGGTATCTCAGTGACTATAGCAGAGCTATCGGCTGGTGAGCTTGCAAGAATTAATGCAGCAACGCTCTTAGCTATTAGAAAGCTTATGGCAGCTATTTCATCAACAAATCTAAATATATTATTCTTAGATGAAATATTAGGCGTTTTAGATGATAATGGTAAAGAAAAGCTAATAGAAGTACTACATGCTGAAAAGGGTTTAAATACCTTTCTAGTAAGTCATGAGTATAGCCACCCATTAATACCAAAGATAAATGTTATTAAAGAGGGTAAGATAAGTAGGTTAGAGAATGGTTGATAATTTAATACATTGCTGTTATTTATTAAAAAATAGTGTAACTAATGAGACATATATTGGGGTTACTAGTAACTTTAAGAAACGTATGGTAAGGCATAGATCAGGAAATAATAAACTATTAAAATTAGCTATCCAACTAGATACATGGGATGTTTTTAGTAGTACTATTTTATTTTATGGTAGTAAAAACTACTGCTATTTTATGGAACCTATTTTAATAAAGTACTATAAACCTTATTATAATATCTCAAAAGGTGGTGTTCTAGGGGGTGGTTGTTCTGGTGAGAGTATTTGGAATTCAAAACTTACTAATAGTATTGTTAAGGAACTACGATTTGAGTATTATAAAGGCAATATTTCTCAAAGAAATTTAGCTACTAAATATAACGTTAAACAAAGTACTTTATGGGATGCTTTACAGGGTAATACATGGAGAGATGCAGAAGGCCCTATAGCTAAATATGTTAAACCAGGCTCCAGTAAATTAGATGAAAAATCAGTTATAGAAATAAGAGAAACATATATGAACGAAAAAATAACATTAATAAAATTAGGTACTAGATATAATGTATCATATGGCACTATAAGTAATATTATAAATGGTAAGGTTTACAAAAACTTTGGTGGCCCTATAAAAGGTATAAACTATGGTAGACAGTAGAGCTAAAGGTGCAAGAGCTGAAAGTAAGCTAAAGGAAGTTCTTACAAAATATACAAAATTAAATTGGCAAAGAATACCTGCTTCTGGTGCTTTAGATGAGGTTCACGGGCTAAAAGGAGATGTATACATCCCCAATGAGAATAATAAATACTGCGTAGAAGTAAAATCCTATAAAGATTCTGCTATAAATCATCTATTAGTAAGTGGTGTTGGTAAACCTCTAGTAGAATGGATTGAACAAACTATAAGACAAGGAATACAGGTAAATAAAAACCCTCTTCTTATATTTAAACACGATAAAAGTAAGTTCTATGTATGTAGTTGGGATGAACCCTTAGAATGTTCTAAGTATATAATGTATGTATATGATACTGAAGAAATGCCAGTATATATAACCAATCTAGAAGAATGGTTAAAAAAGGAAAAGGTAGATTTTATATAATGGAATTTATGGATACAATGAAAGGTAGGGATAACCTACTAATAATAGACTTATTAAACCTGAGCTTTAGGTTTAAATATGCAAATAAGAAGAACTTTGCCGCTGAACTAATCTCAACAATACAATCCTTTGCTAGATCATATAAAGCTAGTCAAGTTATTATAGCTTGTGATTGGGGTAGTGCTTGGAGAAAGGAAATATACCCAGACTACAAAGCTAATAGAGTTGCGCTGAGAGAAAAGCAAACAGAGGCTGAAGCAGATGAATTTAAGGAATTCCTTGATGAAGTTGGAGTTGCTACAGAATTAATGCAAGATATGTATACTGTATTTAAGTTTAAAGGTGTTGAAGCTGATGATATAGCAGCATATATTATAAAACATTATAAAGATAGATATGCACATAGTTGGCTTATTTCAACAGATAAAGATTGGGACTTACTAATTGCAGATAATGTATCTAGGTTTGCATATACAAGTAGAAAAGAAATTACTCTTAATACTTGGGATCAGTTTTACGACTATGCACCAGAGCAGCATATAAGTATAAAAGTAATAATGGGTGATAAAGGAGATAACGTCCCTGGTGTTGATGGTATTGGTGAGAAAAGAGCTAATACAATACTAAGGGACTATGAAACAGCGTATGATGTATATGCGAGTTTACCAATAGAAAGTAAATATAAGTATATTCAGAATTTGAATGGGTTTGGTGAACAATTATTACTAAACTACGAGCTTATGGACTTGCTCACTTACTGTGAGGATGCCATAGGAAAAGACAATATAATAGAAATAGACGAGGTACTAAATGACAGTTAAAATAGTTTTAGATAATCCAGAGTGTGAACCCTATAAAGGTAATCGTTGGGATGGGGGTTGGGACTTACGTTCTAATAATCCTGATATAACAATAGAGCCAGGGCAGAAAGTAAAAGTATACACAGGTGTATCTATGGAAATACCTGTGAGACATGTAGGTATGGTAGTACCGCGTAGTGGTTTAGGTTCTAAATATAGACTAACATTGGCTAACACCGTAGGTGTAATTGACTCTGATTACCGTGGTGAGATTATAGTTAACCTAGTTAATGATGGTGATGAAAGTGTAGAGATTAAACAGTTTGATAGATTTTGTCAGATTATGCTAGTACCTATTAGAATAGATACTTTTAGAATAGTTGATAGATTACAAGAAACTAAACGGGGGCATGATGGGTTCGGAAGCAGTGGTGTTAAATAATGATTAGTACTAGAGCCGATATTGTTACTAGAAGAACATATAATAGACCTATAGATTTTGAAGAAACAAGATTTGAAACTTGGGATGATACTATAGATAGAGTTATTGGGCATCAAAAGTGGTTATGGGAAAGAGCTCTAACACATAATGTGCTAATTGATATGCCTTTACATGATGTAACACAAGACTTATTAGAGTGGGTACACCTATCTGATGCACAAACATTAGAACTCGAAGAGTTACGTGAGGTTATGCTAGATAGAAAAGCACTACCTAGTGGTAGAACTTTATGGTTAGGTGGTACAGACGTAGCTAAACGACGTGAAGCTAGTCAATTTAATTGTGCACATTTAAATGTGGAAACAGTATATGACGTAGTAGATGCACTGTGGTTATTACTACAAGGTACTGGCATTGGTGGTACACCTAAAGTAGGAACTCTAACAGGATTCAGACAACCTATTAATAATATTAAAGTTATTAGGTCTGAAAGAGTATCTAAAGGTGGAAGAGATAAAAATGAGGAAAGCTTTATAGACGGAGTATGGACTATTTCAGTTGGTGATAGTGCTGAAGCCTGGGCTAAATCAATAGGTAAACTATTGGCAGGAAAATACCCAGCTCATACTCTAGTCTTAGATTTTAGTCAAGTTAGACCTGCAGGACAACGTCTAACAGGTTATGGTTGGATATCTTCAGGTGATGGTCCTATATCTAGAGCATATCCTAAAATTGCTGAGATACTTAATAAAAGAGCTGGTGGGTTACTAACCAAACTAGATATTATTGAAGTATTAAATCACTTAGGAACTGTATTAAGTTCTAGAAGATCAGCTGAAATAATGTTGATGGAGTACGGAAGTGATGAATGGTTAGAGTTTGCAAAATTCAAAGAAAAGTGTTATGAAGAAGGTTATCAACATAGACAACAATCTAATAACTCTTTAGTATTCTACCAGAAGCCTACGCAAGAGCAACTTACAGAGATATTTGATAAGATGATTGCAGCTGGTGGTAGTGAACCTGGATTTATTAATGGTCAAACTGCAAAGCGTAGAGCACCGTGGTTTAGTGGTATCAATCCATGTGCAGAAATATTACTAGGTAATAAGTCATTCTGTAATCTTGTTGAAATTGATGTAGCAAAATTCATTGGTAATAGTTCTGGACTACATAAAGTGGCAACCCTTGTTGCGAGGGCCAACTACAGACAAACTGTAGTAGATTTTAGAGATGGTGTATTACAAGAAGCTTGGCATCTTAATAATGAGTTCTTAAGACTATGTGGTACAGGTGTCACAGGTATCGCGCAGCGCGATGATATGACAGAGTATGAGTGGAAAGACTTACGATATTCTGCTGTAACTGCTGCTAGAGGCATGGCTCATGAATTAGGTTTGCAACACCCTAAAAATGTAACCACAGTTAAGCCTAGTGGAACACTAAGTAAAATAATGGATACTACTGAGGGAATACACAAGCCTGCAGGTAAGTACTTATTCAATTGGATTAACTTCAATGAGCTAGATCCTTTAGTACAAAAATTAAAGGACGCAAAATATCGATGGATGACAAATCCGACTGATTCGACTGGTACACTTGTATGCCTTCCAGTAAAATTTGAAAATGTAGATTTTACAACGAAAGAAGTGACTAGAAAAACCGGTGAAATTGATATATTAGAAGTTACAGATGAATGTGCGATAACACAACTAGAGAGATATCGTAAGATTCAAACTCATTATTGTGACCAAAACGTCAGTAATACAATATACTACACTCCAGACGAGAAAAATAAAATTGTTTCTTGGCTCTTAGAGCATTGGGACGTATATGTAGGTGTATCATTCTTGTTTAAGAATGACCCAACTGTAAGTGCTGCGGATTTAGGTTTTAACTATTTACCACAAGAATATGTAACTAAGGTTGCATATGAAGAATATATGTTGGAAATACAAGAAGTGAATTTTGATAATACCGATTCTTTTGAAGAGTTAGAAGAAGATGAATGTGCTGGTGGAGTTTGCCCAGTTAAATAAGGAGAAAACAATGAAAGTAGAGTATAAATATAATGTTTATGATAGAGTTAAAACACCTTTAGTAGATAACGGTATTGTAACTATGCTAGGCTACCAAGATGGTATAGTTAAATATTTTGTTGAGAGTAATACAGAAGGTGCAGAAAATTGCTGGTGGATTGAAAGTAACGTAAGTAAGGTATAAAGAAAAGGGGCGCAAGCCCCTTTTTTATTGTTTTACAACTTCGTCTGCATATTTATAACATATATCTAACCCTAATCGGATTTTATCTGCTCGGGCAGCTTCCCTTGTAAGAAATTCCGCATCTGGTCTTGAAAGCTCTTTCCCAGTGGCTCCCTGACAGATAGACTTGGTATTTTTTGTTTCTGCGACTTTCACGCTGGTGCAACCGTTTAATAGCACTAGAAAGCTTAACATTAATAGTATTTGCTTCAGTGTATTGTTTTTTAAGAAACTCATTTATTTTCTCCTGTTTTACCTGTTCCGCTTTACGCGTTTTTTCAATTGCAGATATTGTAGCCTTATTTACAGAATCTGCTAAAGATTTCTTCCCATGGCTGTTACCATATAAAAATACAGCACCAGTCCACATAGCAAACAGTACAATTCCTACAAGTATCTTATTCATTTTTCTTTTCCATTACATTAGCAGCACTATAAAGTCCTAAGCTAAAGATGCAAATAGTTACCCATTCACTACCTGCTAGTAGACCAAGCCCTAGAAATATTGAAGCTAAGCTAAGTACAGTAAGTGTTAGAGCAAACTTTCTTGATCTAAATGTTTCATCCATATTAATCCCCTATTATTTCGAAATGAACTAAATCATCGAACTTATTATCCGTATAATCATAGTCTCTATCCCAATCCCCACCAAATCGAATATTAACACCTTGTTTTGCTGCAACAAAGAATATTATAGCCTTTAGTTCGTAGAACTTAACTCTATCTTTCCATTCTTTATCACCCCAATTCGTTGGGATTGGCCAAGGTGCCACGTCAACGGCCATAGATGGCATTGAATTATGCTTACTATTTGGCCATTTAACCTCTGAAGATCTTTCATCATACTTAGCATTTTGTGTTTCTTTATCCCGATGTCCTGTTAATACTGTGCAATCATAGTACTTAACTACTTCATTAAGTATATTCTCCCATCTAGTATCACAAGTATCTAATAATCTTCTTGATTTACCACCAAAACTTGGCATTATCTTACCCCTCCGTGGTGTTCTTCTACGTGACCTTCCGTTCCATCTTGACAACTACACTGGCAGACTACTGTTATAGGGTCTAGCTTTGTAGTTGGTTGCATAGTAGTAGACACAGTAATATCTTTAGTTTTAGTACCTGCATCATTCATATACGCTTGCATGCCATTACTTCCAAATAAAGCAACTAGAAATATCCACATCTTATAGGTATCATACATCATTTTTAACTTACCAAATAGTTTCTTCATTAATAACTCCACGTGTAGCCTATACCAAACCCCACAGTATTTATTGTTGTTGCTGATACTGAGCCACTAAACATACCACAATCTTTACAATCTCTATGTGCCATTGCAAATGAAAATGCTTCTATATTATTTAGTGTTGCTGCGGCAACTGACTTTTGATACGCGTATGTACCATAATTAAAGTGATGCTGCGCCATTGCCATAGATAGTACTGAAGTGGTATCTTCAACTATTGTTGTATTGTTACGTTCTATAGTTACAGTTTCTTCTATAACTATAGTTTCTTCTATAACTATAGTTTCTTCAATAACATGATGTGGATCTTCTGCTAGTACTATTGTTGATACTAACAGTATACTTAATATTAAAAATTTATGCACAGTGTCCTCCTATATCAAAAGGATCTAAAAACGTTTTACAGAAATATCTAGCTGTAGCACCTTTCCACCCTTTATCATCATTCCATCTAGATACTCTTCCAGTGAATAATACTTCTTTTATATCATATCTAGGTAATTCTAGGAATATTATAGTTCCTACTGTGGCATTTAAAAATACATCAATACCAAAGCCTAAAAATAACATTGGATATATAAATATCTTTTGTGGCCAAGTAAAGTCCTTACCTTGTTCTTTAAGTTTAAGATGCTCTTTTTTAATACTCATTATTGCTAAGTAAAATGTCCAAGTAGCACTCATTGTGATGTAGCAAAAAGCTACTATTAATATATTCGATATTATTAATTCTATCATTGTTTATTCTCCTATTAAGGTATATACGGACCTTCTCCTATTCCAAAACCAAAACGATAAGTTCTTATTTCATCATTAGTATCATCTATAAATGCAATATCTGTACTATTTATTGCTACTATCGCTGAATCCCCCATAGTGGCTATAAGTAAACTATTCCCCACTGAAGACCAAGTTGATCCATTGAAACGGTAAGTCTTAAGGATATCTGTACTAACATCAATAAAGGCAACATCTGTACCATTCATAGTTGATATCTCCCCTGAAGCTGAAGGTATTGATAAACCACTACCTACTAAAGACCAAGCTGATCCACTCCAAGTATAAGTTCTTAATTCACTATTACTTCCATCTGTATATGCTATATCTGTACTATTTAAGGCAGATATTGATGGAAAAGATACCGTAGATATTGACAAACCAGTACCCACTAAAGACCAAGCTGATCCACTGAATCGATAAGTTCTTAATTCATCATTAGATTCATCTATATAGGCAATATCTGTACTGTTTAAAGCTGTTATTGCGGGGAATGATATTCCTGATATAGTTAAACCACTTCCCACTAAAGACCAAGCTGATCCACTCCAAGTATAAGTTCTTAATTCACTATTATTTCCATCTATAAATGCAACATCTGTACTATTTAGAGCTGTTATCGCAGGGGATGACGTTGCTGATATAGAAAAACCACTCCCTACTAAAGACCAAGTTGCTCCATCGAAACGATAAGTCCTTAACTCATTATTACCACTATCTATAAAAGCAACATCTGTATCAGTTAAATATGCTAACGAGGGGGATGCTACTGTTGCTATAGAAAATCCACTCCCTACTAAAGTTGCCGAAGTCCAATTTATTGTACTAGCTGATTCAACATAAGCAGTTGTAGCTATTTTAGTGCTATTATCTCCACTTGTTTGTGTAGTTGCTGCAGTACTAGATTGTAAAGAGGTTATATCCGTATTGGCCCCTGATGCTGCTGCACTTATAGTAGTACGTACTGCACTAGCATCAGCATCATCTACAACCGTTGCGCCAAAGGCGCTAATTGTAGTACTAGCCGGTACTGAGATAGTACTTAAATCAGCATCTAATCCTAGTGTAGCTAATGCAGTGCTTGCATCTGTATCATCAACAAGACTTGCACCAAAGGTGCTAATTGTTGTGCTCGCTGGTATTGTTAGTGTTTTAATATTAGTATCTACTTCACTATCCATTAAAGCACCTGCAGCTGTTACATTAGTTACATCTGTTACATCCGCTAGAGCTTCTCTACTGTACCAGATACTACTATATTTCCTGCACTTAGTGTTATATTTCCGGAACTTAATGTTAAGTTCCCCGTAATAGTTCCACCTACTAAATCTAGTTTCAAATTTATGTGGTTTAATAGATTAGTTTCACCATTTCTAGCATTTTCAACTTCAGTATCTATAGCTTCACTAATAGTAATGAAGTTAGATAGTTGTGTAGGATAATCTATAGAACCTACTGCTGGTATATAAGCTGTATAATTAGCCATTTATTCTCCTAGTTATTTTAGAATTCATATTTAACATTTATTGTTCCCGCATCAAATGTACCTGTTGTCACTTGTAAACTGACTTGAGTCATTATACTACTAAGTGTTTTTGAACCTGAAAAGGTATAAGCTGCAATAGTACCTAGGAAAGTTGACTGATTAATGTTCCCACTAGCTACCCAAAGATTTGTTGCTGGGTCCATTAATTCAATATGTATTACTCCTGAAAGTAAGTCATCCGCTGCAACATTAATACCTATTTGGAAATAACTTGTTGCTGATATATTCACAGTACCAACACCATCTTTAACACCATTAGTATACCCACCAGATTCTAAACCTCCTGAATCACCTATACGTATAAATGGATTAGCTGTAGTGGATAAACTAACTTCATTTAACATTAAGGTTACTCTTGTACAACCTGTTGGAACATCAGTATACGTTTGAGCTGATCCAGACACTGTTGATTTTGGTACACTATATTGTGTACCCCCCGCAAATGGGTTAACTAATATCCAAAAGTTACCTAAAGAGTCCCATTGGAATATATGTATAGCATCATCACCTTGAATAGCCCCTATTCGAGGAAAGGATGCATCCCATAAACGCACAGTATTAACACCAGTACTATTAAGATTCAAAGTAACTGCCGTAGAAGTATTGGCATATGCACAACGACAAATTAAAAAAGTACCTTCAGAAAGAGAACTAGGTAATCCGTCTGGTATATTTACTGTTAATGCATTAGCTGAGCCTAGTGCAATATAATTATATACTTTACTATTCGAAATACCTAAAGTAGTTCTAGCTATTGCTGCTGATGTATCATCCACAAGACTTGCACCGAAGGTGCTGATTGTTGTGCTCGCTGGTATTGTTAGTGTTTTAATATTAGTATCTACTTCACTATCCATTAAAGCACCTGCAGCTGTTACATTAGTTACATCTGTTACATCCGCTAGAGCTTCTCTACCATCTACTGTACCCGATACTACTATATTTCCTGTAACATTAAAGTTACCAGAAGATAAAGTTAAGTCACCTGATGTTAACAATAAATTACCTGTACTAAGTGTTAACGAGTTATCAAAAAACCAATTATTAGTTGAATAGTTCCAACCAAATGAGCTATCTAATGTGACATCATCATAAACTCTTATCTTAGCTTCAGAATTGACACCTGCATTTGGTCTAATCCAATCAAATAAAATACCATCGTTTTGTAATACTAAATCATAATCTTTAATTTTAATATCTGATTCTATTATTTGTTCAGTTGCATTTATTAAATCTACTTTATCATCTTCTAAAGCTGTTACATCCGCCGTTAATGCTGTAAAAGCGTCATTAATACTTACAGGATATGTTGTAGAATTTACTTGGGGTATATATTGTATATAATTAGCCATGTATTATACCTCTTCCATTGTATATTTTGATTTATAATAATTTTGTGCAAATTCTGTAAACTTTGGTACTTTTGTCATTTTTACTATCCCACTATAATCTAATTTCTTTTCGTTTGAAGAATCTTCTGGAAATAAACTAACAAATAAATCCTTACGTAAACCTACGTTTCTCAGTTCATGTTGTAGTAGAACTCTATCATCTTCAGTAATAGTTCCAAGATTAAATTCAAATTTTCTATAAGGTATAGAAATATCGGATCTTAAACTCCCAGCATCTGTTCTATATTGCTTAGTAGTTTCTTCCCAAGTTAAAGAATGTCCATAACCTATATTATAAGTAGGTTGTATATATTTACCTATAATTAACCTTCCTAATTCAAAATAAGATACGTTACTACCTGCACTAAATAATTCTATTTTAAACCCCCTAATTCCAGTTTGTACTGTTGGTATCCATTCTACTATATTTGCAGGGGGTGAAAATTCAGTTTCTACTTTATCAACACCCCAAGCTTCTACACCCCATAAAAAAGAACCCCATTCCCATAAATCACTACCTACTGTTTCTTCTGTTACGTTTAATATACCACTATCCCACGCTAAAAAATCTGGTAATAATTCCCCATCAAAATTAGGTGTTCCAATAACATTTGTAACAACAGGTATTATAGTATATATAGGTAATAGATCCCCATCAAAATTATGCCCTGTTATATCATCTGCAACTGTTATCTCTGTTTGTGTGGTATATGTAACACTTACTATAGTGTATGTAATATTACTGATAGAATTTGTATCTCCTGTACAAGTAACAGAAGTAGCTCTATCAAATATAGAGGTTTGGTCACCCGCAATATAGAAAATATCATCAGTAGGTTCTGTATTGTCTACACCGCCAGTTACAGCATATGTTGTAGAGTTTTCAGTTGCTCCACCAGTATTGACCGTATACCTAGCATATAGTGCTAGAGTACCATCGAAAGTTGCACCACCGGTTTCTTCCTCAACTGTAATATCTGTATTTGGTGTATTAAACACAGAACTAACTACTGTATATACTTTATTAGATGTTGAGGTAGTATCTCCAGTATAATCAAATTTAACCCCTACTATATAATCAGAAGATTTATCAGTTAATACTTGAAATATATCTTGAGTTGGGGATGTACTATCGGTACCACCCACACAAGCATCTGTATACGCAGTATCCCCTGCAATATCAAAATTAACAGCTTCAGCAAAAATACTGGCATAACTACCAGCAATATAGAAATCATCATTTGCTCCTTCTGTACCTCCAGTATTTGTATATTCTGTGTCTATACTACTATTATTATATAAAGATATTTTATATTGTGTATCAATAACGAAATTATGTCTTCCTAACACAATAGCGGATACTTCTTTTACACTTGAAAAGAAACCTCTAATTATTTGATTAGTATTATCTACACTTCTAGTTACTTTAGATCTAGCTGTTTCTTTTATATTTTCAACAGGTAGATTAGTATCCATTGTTGGATCTGCGGATATTGAAGCAGTATCTACATAGTTATCTATAATAAATCTTATTTTACTCATTTAACCCCAAACCTCCAAAATTACTCTTTTATCTGTAGGATACTCTTCCAGCCCTATTATTACTACTCGGTTTCCAGGGTATGTAAAACCATACCTAGAATGCTGTACTGTTATCACATCACCAATATTTAATGTAAATGGTGATGTAACTGTATCTATTTTATATATATATCTTTTCTGACTTCTTATCGTCGCTCTTCTAATAGCTTCTGTCTCAGCATCTGTGCTGGAATTTATTAATGTAGATACTTGTTCTGTATCAGTAATTAATGGGTATTCTGTATTTGTCAACCCTGTATACTCTATTATAGTGCTAAACTCAGTTGTAATTTTGTCTAAAAATTCTAAGTTGTCACTTTCTAATACAGATGCCGCTACGGCGGCTTTATCCTGTACTGTCCAATTCTTATTATACCCTAAATTAATAGACTTTTCAGGTAATTCAATATTTATAAGACTAAAACCTTTTTCTATTATTGAATCTTCATCTATAGTTAACTCGGAAGTTTCAAGTAAGGGATCCACAAATCTAAATATTTGTAATACACATAGACGTTCAAATCTTAAATATCCTCCAACTGAGGAAATAATTTCTGTAACTAAATTTAGTATCGTACTTTCATTTTTAATATATAAACCTAAACTATCAGTATTAGTGAAAGCATTAGATCCATTAGGATTAAATGTAGCTGGACATATATCAGTATCTGTAGAACTGTTAACTTCTAAACTAGTTTTCTCTAATATTAAATACTCCATCATAAAAGCTGCACTATGTAATACTATATCTGGGATAACTATACTACTTGTATATTGAGTTCTTGTGGCTTGACCAGTTATGTCACAAGTAATTTGTGTACTTTGATCATGCACTAATAGTCTAATGCAACCAGCAGCTAAATTTTCTTCATATTGTAATACATATATAGTAGGTGCACTTGTTGGGTACCATATGTCATAACTATGGCCAGTAATCCATCCAGCTGTTTGTGCACTTTCATCAGAAGCATTAGTATTAACAGTTACTATTGTAGCTGATGCAGAACTAATTATATATCTAGCTTCATCTAATGTTGTATTATGTATTACGGCTCTTGAATATCCGTTAGTTGTAAAATCTGCACCTGTTACAGTAATAGTATCATTAGTTATATCAGATACTGTTAAACCTACCTCAGCGGTACCACCAGTAGCTGATATTAATGTATCTATATAAGAATCATTAATACCTGTTAATTTAACACCATTAGACCTAATTTCAGTTACTTCTGTAATACCATAATTTGTAATATCAGGACATTCATGTATTTGATATACATGATTATAGGTATCTATAAGTAAAGGTTCGATATTAAATACTTTACCTAAACAAATAGGTATTAGTGAATTTTCTGTGCCTGTAGGTATACTTCCTAAAGATGTATCAAAATCTAAATAAGTACCTGTTGTATCATATAATCTTTTAGAAAATATTGCAGGAAACTTATCATATAGTCCTGTACTACTTATACTATCATTTAAATAATTTAATACATTACTAGTATTCCATAAAGTTTTTTCTTGTGCAGTTACATTCAGCACTTCTTTTTTATCTCTTAAACTAATAGATAATAAATGTGGTTGTGGTGCAGTTAATGAATCTATAACACCTTCTAGTATTAATATAAATTGGGCACGTGTCCAGCTTGGGTCACCAATATATATATTAATAGTATGGCCTTCCCAAGCATTTTCTATACTTAATAAATCATCATACTCACCTTCTGTATTGAGTAATGTAACATTACCTAATGATTTTGTAGAATTAATTTTAGTACTTATTTTAGATACATCAAATACTATATCATCATATGAAATACTATTAACTGTATTACCTAAAATGTTAACAAAGTTTTCCCCATACCTTTGAATGTATGGGTAATCACTAAAGTATTTAGTGTTTAAACTAGTTCCATCATGGTAGGAAATGTCTACTAAGATAATCTTATGACTATCTGAATCTAACCATTCTTGCTCTGTCATTTA